CGTCAACGACAGTCCCATCATTGCGCGTGTTCGTGAAGTCGTCAAGATTGACACGCCATTGCAGGGACCGCCAGGTACTGTTGCTGCATACACGCACGTTCAGTCTTCGCCAGCGTCAACGTGGATAATCAACCATAACTTGGGCTACAAGCCAGACGTGACGCTCTATTCTACAGGTGGTGTTGTGATGTATGCTGAAATCGTTCACACGTCGAACAATCAAACGCAGGTAATTTTCACGATTCCCACTTCAGGTGTTGCACGACTTATTTGAGATGACATATGGCAGATATTTTGACCAATTATGATTTCAAAGGCGTTTCGAGGATTCTTAACCTCCCATCGCCCTCTGACCCCAACGAGCCAGCACGGCTTGCTGATTTGAATTCTGCGATTGAAGGGCTCGCGTGGAAAGATTCAGTGCGCGTTGCCACGCAGGGCAACATCAACCTCAGTAGTCCAGGCGCATCCATTGACGGCATAACGCTGTCGAGTGGCGACCGTGTGTTGGTGAAGTCGCAGACGTCGCAGGCGGAGAATGGTATTTACGTTTTCAATGGCGCCTCTACCCCGATGACGCGTTCTGCTGATGCAAGCACAGCGAACGAGTTGGAGCAAGCTGTCGTTACGGTTGAGGAAGGCTCAAGCGCAGGGGTGACCTACCGACAGACGCAAGTCAATTTTACTTTGGGGACTGATCCAGTGCTGTGGACGACGTTTGGCACTTCGGTTCCACAGGCAAGTGAAACGACCGCTGGTATTGCAGAGATTGCAACGCAGGCAGAAACGGACGGCGGTACAGATGACCAGCGCATTGTTACGCCGCTCAAGCTGACGAATTGGGCGGGACGTATCCGTAAGTACACGACAACGATTGGGGATGGTTCTGCGACGCAGTTTGACTTGACTCACAACTTCAACACGCGCGATGTGATTGTGCAAGTATATAAGACAAGCGGCGGTTATGACCAAGTATACTGCGACGTCCTGGCATATACGACGAACATTGTGCGGCTTGTTTTCTCAAGCGCGCCAGCAGTCAATTCACTACGTGTAATAATTCTTGCGTAACCGATGGAAGACCTATCACAGCGAAAGCCACCGAATTTGGCAATCAAAGCAGAAGACACATCGCCAAATGGATTGTTGGGGGCGCTTGTATGGTCAACGAGTGAGGATAGGTTACTCACTCGCAACATAACAGCTAATCGCTGGGTTCCAGTCGGAGTCTATCCAGCATTGGGCAGCGTTACAATTCCAGGTGTTGTTTATAATACGTTCTTGGAGCTGATAAGCACGACAACGCTGGCGCTAACGGCAAACAATCAATACTTTCTGCCGTTCTATGTGCCCGTTTACAGATTTATCCAATCTTTAGGCTACGAAGTCGCGACCGCTGCGTCTTCTGGCACAGCAGCGGTTGGCATCTATAACACGCAGATTGTCAGCGGCGTCGCGATGCCGAACCAGCTATTGGGGTCAGTCACTGGGATGACTATCACGACAACTGGCATAAAGACTGCTACTGTTAGCCCAACCATACCATTGCGTACTGGCGTCCTCTACTGGGCATCAATCTATGTAACTGGCGGCGTAACAGTACGTGCATGTGTATCACCTACGCGTATGCTGTTGAGCGCGTTCACGAGTCCTCTGGTATCAGTTCGTATATCCAACAGCAGCGGCAATCTTATTGACCCCGCTCCAACGAGCGGCTATACTGGTAACACTTCTGCCCCAATCCTCGTTTATACGTAACCATGCCCCGCCCTACGAGAGACACATGGATTGAAATTCGAGCTGAGCGCGAGACTGGAGCGAGCTACGGCGAGCTTGCCACTAAGTATGGTATCAGCAAGACCGCTATTGTCAAGCGCGCAAACAAAGAGGGATGGGGTGATGGAGGGGACGTTGCTGATGAGATTCGGCGAAGGGTCAATGAGAAATTAGCAGGCACTGTCGTCCCCGAAGAGAAACGGGAAGCAGCGATTGATGCAGCAGCAGAACGGGCGGCAGAGGTAGTCAAGCGGCATCAAGAGGAGACCAACGCTGCACGTGAGCGGCTCTACGCAGGACTCAAGGCGCACAAGGCAGCGACGACGAAGGAGGAGAAGGCGCTTGCATTCGAAGACCTCAAAGCAGCGAAGATTGCGGCAGAAGCGCTTGCAATCATACAACGGCTTGAGCGCATCAACTGGGGCTTGGACGACACTAAGCCGAAGATGGAAATCATAATTGAACGTAGTTATGGAGTGGCAGCATGAACGAGTGGATAGTCAGCAAGGTTGAGCATTGGTCAATCGATAAGCTCATTCCTTACGCACGCAATCCTCGTACTCATACTCCCGCGCAGATTGACCAGATAGCCGCAAGCATTGCTGAGTTCGGCTTTACGAACCCCATTCTCGTTGGCAGCGATGGTGTGATTGTTGCTGGTCACGGTCGGCTCGAAGCAGCTCGCAAACTTGGATTAGAGACAGTGCCCGTTATTGTGCTTGACCACTTGACACCAACGCAGCGACGTGCGTTGGTGATTGCGGACAACAAGCTGGCGCTGAATGCGGGATGGGATGAGGAGCTGCTATCGTTGGAGCTTGCTGAGTTGCAAGACCTCGATTATGATTTGGAGTTGACTGGTTTCAGAATTGATGATATCAAATTGCCATCAATCAATGATGAGGAGCCACAAGAATCGAGCGCCAAAGAGATTGACGTTGATGCTTACGAGTTGAAGCATAAGTGTCCAAGGTGTGGCTTTGAATTCAACGACAGTGGAAAAGCCTGAGTGCGCATGGAGCTTGAAAGACCTTGAGCTGGTGCCTAAAAACGGGCTCAAGGTTATGAGCACTTTTTCGGGTGGTGGTGGTTCAAGTATGGGTTACAAGCGAGCAGGGTGTGATGTTATTGCAGCTAATGATATAGACCAAGAGATGGCTTGGCATTACAAGCGGAACTTAAGCATAAGGCACTACTTCCTCTGCCCGATTGTTGACTTGGTCAGTATGGATTTGCCCGATGAGCTCTACAACCTCGATATTCTTGACGGGTCACCGCCATGTAGTACGTTCAGTATGGCTGGCAGTAGGGAAAAGGCGTGGGGCAAAGAAAAGTATTTCAGGGAAGGGCAAGCCAAGCAAGTATTGAGCGACCTATTTTTCGACTACTTGGCGCTTGTTGAAAAGCTCAGACCTAAAGTAGTAATCGCCGAGAATGTCAAGGGGATGCTGATTGGAAATGCTAAGGGCTACACTAAGATGATTATGGCTCGGTTCAAGGAGATTGGCTATAGACCGCAATTATTCTTGCTGAATGCAGCGGATTGTGGTGTGCCGCAAACACGAGAGCGTGTGTTTTTCATTGCACTGCGCAACGAGATTGATGCACCGCCATTGAAGCTGGCTCCAAAGCATCGCTGGATTAGTGTTGGAGAGGCTACAAGAGACTTGCAGGTGTTGACGGAGTCTGAGATTGCAGACACTGCGCCGACTGATACCGACCGCCGTTTTTATCATTTGACAAAGCCGGGAGAATCGTATGACGTTGCATGCATGATATTACGTGGAAATAAATCATTCTTTAATCACTATCGGTTGCACAAAGACAAGCCATCTCCAACATTTACTGCAAATCATCATTTGTTTACACATTGGTCAGAAATGCGCAGATTGACCTATAGGGAAATCAAGCGCATTGGGTCGTTCCCTGATGACTACATTGCAAAAACAGATGATATTGGCAAATACATAGTTGGCATGAGTGTGCCGCCGAAGATGACTGAGCAAGTAGCACGTGCTATAATTGACCAATGGCTATTGCCTCAATGACCGACTCCACTGCATACGTCCACATCAAGATTCCTCCAATAACCTTGCATGCGAAGCAAGGGCATATATTAGCCTCGAAAGCTCGCTTCAAGGTTGTGTCTGCTGGTCGCCGCTTCGGCAAGACTCTCTTGGCGGTCGAATGGCTTACCTTGATGGACGGTGGAGCGCTGGATGGCTATCCTGTAGCGTACTTCGCACCGACCTACAAATTGAGTCTTGAGGTTTGGAATAACGTTGCCAAGACGCTTGAACCGATAACACAGCGCTCATCACGAACAGAACGTCGGATAGAGCTTATCACTGGCGGCGTGATAGACTTCTGGACGCTGGAGGAACCATCAGCAGGGCGTGGGCGTAAATACAAGCGTGTTGTGATTGATGAGGCAGCGCACGCTCCCTATCTCAAAGAGGCTTGGGAGGAGTCAATACGCCAGACGCTGATTGACTACAAAGGCGAAGCAATGATAATCTCGACGCCAAATGGGCGGAACTACTTTTACGACCTTTACCTGAGAAGTCTTGCCGATAGCGAGTGGGCTTCATTTCAAATGCCGACGTCCACAAATCCGTTTATCAGTCCTGATGAAATCGAGCAAGCGCGACGTGAGCTGCCCGACCTTGTGTTTAGGCAAGAGTATCTCGCTGAGTTCGTCACAATGAGTGGCGGCTTGGTCAAGCAAGAGAATATTATCTATGCCGAGCCGACGATTACTGATGATGCGCAGATTGTTGTGGGCGTTGACCTCGCAATTAGCAAGTCTGCGCTTGCAGATTACACGGCTATCGTGACTGCAATCCATAAGGGCGGCAATGTTATCATCGCTGATGTACAGCGCGGTCGATGGAATTTCCGCGAAGTCGTTGAAGTAATCAAGAACGTTGCACAGAATGCATCGCTTGTCGTCATCGAGAGTGTGCAGTATCAGGCTGCGGTTGTGCAGGAACTAATTGCGACGACGCAGTTACCTGTTATAGAGTACACGCCCGATAAAAACAAGATAACACGCTTCCTACCATTACTTGCACGCATCGAACATGGACAAGTTATGTTCTCGCATTCTCTGCCCCGATGGTACTTCGACGAGCTTCTATCATTCCCAGTCGGGCAGCACGACGATTGTGTGGATGCTTCTGTCTATGCAGCACTGGTTCCGCTGAAAAACAACCTTCAAATCTTAGCGTTATAGTTTCGTAATTTAGTATGCATACAAAGGTGGCTTGAAGATGGACAACGAAATTGCTTGGCGACTGCTCAATATCGCTACCTCGATACTGATAACGATGCTCATGTACACCTTGCGGCAATTAGCATCGGACGTGCGAAGTTTGACCCAGCTATTAGGCGACTTGCGCGACCGTGTTGCACGATTGGAGGGACGGACTTATGCCGAATGAGAATGGCATTACTCACGTGCCACCTTATATCCCAATGCCGCATTGGTATCGTGACAGAGACGACGAACTAAGGCGCATACATTCTGATATATTGCGCAGAGATTTGTATCACTATTACCGTAATAATTCCATGAATAAGGATATGAAGACCACAATCGCAGGTGTGCTTGCTGGTGCAGCGATGATTCTTCGAGCTTTGCATGTCGCCGACATTCCCGACTTCATTCTGGATGCAGTGACGGCGGTTGCAGTGTTTTTGATTGGCTTGTTCGCAAAAGATAGGAACCCGAATGGATGAGACCATCTTCAATGAGTGCGTTGAGCTGGTGAAGTTTTTCGAAGGCTTCAAGGCGAAGCCCTACCTTTGTCCAGCAGGATACTGGACGATTGGCTATGGGACTCGTACGAAGGAAACGGCAGCGCCAATCACGCAAGAGCAAGCAGAGCAGATGCTGCGGCAAGTGTTGCAAAATTTGCAACGGTCATTGAAGCATGACCTATTGAGTGATGCAGAGGTTGCTGCGCTTTCATCGCTTGCATATAATATTGGACTATCGGCGGTGCGCAACGGAAACTTATACAGCACGCTCACGCAGGGACGGAAAGAGCAGTGGTTCCGCATCCTCTACTACTCCAAGTCAGGAGACAAATGGATGCGTGGACTTCTGCGTCGGCGTTGTGCAGAATTGATACTTGCGCACGGCGGAGATTGGCGAACATGGAAACGCTACGACAAGCGACTTGCAGACTTACTCAAAGACCATTCGCTCGCATACACGATAGGCAATGAAATTATTCGAGACACTAAAGAGACGCAAGCCAATAGAGCAGCGTAGCTCTCTCGCAGCGGCGATTGTATCACAGCTTAGTAAGGCTGCAAGCGGTAGCAATCTTGCCACTGTATGCGAAACGTATTTTGTGCAGTCGGCAAGTGAGGCGCGCTTCAATCACGAATGGCTTGACACGAGTCTCAAGGACATAGCACGGTACTACATCACATCAGGGGCTGTCGCTATCCATCGCACCGATGCAAGTGGCAACCTTGAGGCGTTGCCTTATGGTGGGGATAGTGGATTCACCGTGCGCGTAATTGGTGGGCAGCCGCAAGTCTTCATTCGGGGGAGCGCTGCTGGCGACTATGAAATTGTGGTTTGGGGGGCACGTGCGTTGACGGACATTGTTGCGCCACGCGACCTTGCTAAAGATGAATTGGCTCTCGACAAGATTGTGCGCGACTATGTGCAGACGTCAATCGCAGCAGACGAGTACTTTCGGCGTGCAATCATCCCCGACCCATCGGTTGTTGTAACGCAAGAGTCTCTCAATCAGTTACGCTCGTCTCTGCTATCTGCCCATCTTGAAAGCAAAGGCGGCACAATGATATTGCCAGCACGCTTTGAAGTCCAATCATTCGAACCGCTTCTCGATGCCCTCAATTTTGAAAAAATCGCTCTCGCTGTTGAGTCGCGCGCTGCAGCGATTTACGGCATCCCCACCATTTTACTCGGACTGCAATCAAGTGCTGCGCACTCCACGTATGCCAACTACGAGCAGGCAAGACTTGCCTACGCTTATAACATTCTTATACCATTCTGGCAAGCAGTTGGTGACGCGGTTGCGAGACTTACTGGGGAAGAAGTAATGCTCGACCGCGATAGCGTCCAAGCATTGCAGGAGAGCGCTGTATCGAGCACGGTGGCGCTCTATGAGCGTGGCATTATCACGCTTGACGAAGCGCGGGAGCGATTGGGTTATGAGGCGGTTGGTAGCATTGAAGAGCGGCAACAGATGGTTGAACAGGAAAGTGAGGAGCTTTGGTACCAACGCGTGCAAGGTTCGTACTCATTACTTGAGCAGCGTATAGCATCAGCGATGAGAGCAGAGCTATCGGCTATCGTCTCTGAGCTTGAGACTGCCGACAGCGTACAGCGTGAGCTTATCATTCGCAGTGCAGGACGGCGGGTAGCGGCTAAGATTCAGCAGGCTGCTTCAACGTCTGTGCGTTCGATTGTGCGTGATGCGTTCAACGAGGCGAGAGGTAGGACAGATAAGTTCATCGAAGACCCTGTCGAAAAGGTAGTAGCGTCAGCCGACAGCATCATTGCTGAGGTTGTTGACCACGATATGCAATACACGTCGGCGACGCTCTACGACAAGCTGAGCCAAGAGGCGGTCATTGACCTTGCTCATATTGCATTGGTTGCGAGGACACTTTCAACGACAATCGTAGCAAGATTGCAATCGGAAACATGGTCAGCAATGAACAGACTATTGAAAGACAAGCGTCGCACAATCAAGAAGTACTGGATTAGCCAACGAGACGACAAGGTGCGTCAACATCATCGAGAAGCAGACGGTCAGATTGTGCCGCTCGATGGCAAATTCAAATTGCAAACTGACGCTGGTGGTATCGAGTTAGCCGACCATCCCGGCGATGCACGACTATCGCCAGCGAACAGAATCAATTGCAGGTGTGTTTTACGTCCCCGTAGAGGTTAGCAATGAGCAATCGTCAACTTATCACATTGGCACTCAAGGAGGCAAGCAACGGGCGGATTGTTGCTTACGCTTCCGTGTTCGATGTTGTGAGCCAGAGCGGCATCATCATCCGTAAGGGCGCATTCGCGCAGTCGCTCGATAGTCTCAAGACTAACGGTTATTTGCTTTACAATCACGACCGCGATGGGTTACCAATGGGCATTATCGAAAGCGCACAGGAGGATGATTACGGATTACTCATTACTGCGCAATTCCACTCCCATCCCCAAGCGCAAGCATTGCGGCAAATCGTTGAGGAGCGTATCGCGGCTGGTGTTGAGGTTTCGATGAGCATCGCATTCTTTGTTGACGGTTACGAGCAGGACAGCGAAGGGCGCATCATTGTAACGCAAGCGGAGATTGTAGAGTGCTCAATTGTGTTGTATCCTGACAACCCAGAAGCACGGGTTATCTCAGTCCAAGAGCGCAAGCCACTTCGAGAGCAGATTCGAGAGGCAATC